TACCAACAACATTCTTATAAGCTATATTTAAATATTTATTTTCTTTTCTCCATTGACTGAAGTTTTTTAAACTGTGTAATATAGTAGCATGATTTTTACCTACTGTTCTTGCAATAGCAGCTAAACTTAAACTACTAAATTCTTTTAGTATTGTATAATACATCCCTCTTGCTTCTACTACTTCTCTTTTCCTAGTAGGAGAGTCTATACAGTAACCATATTCTTGTTCTACTAATTTTTTAATCTTTTTAATGTGATAATCTTCCATGTATATAATTTATTTTGTCTATAAAATTGCTTAATGTCATTACTTTAATCTCTTCTAATGCTTTGTTTATACCTTCACAAGCTTCATAATCTTGTAGTTCTTCGTATACTTTTAGAATGCTATGCATTTCCTGCAATGAACTTCCTTCGTATACACTATTATATGTTAGCTCATAAAAGTATTGGCTATAGTGTTCCTTTGATGATATACTCATTTAGTTCTTGTTCTTGCTTGACAAAGTAAGTCTCAAATACCTTTAAACCATATTCAACTTTAGCTTTACCAGATTCGTAAAATTCTTTACTTACATTATAATGGCCTAAGTCGCCTGTTCCTTTATCAATAGCGAAGAAAAAGAAATTTTTATAATCTACATTAAATAAATTACAATAAATATAAACCTGAACATCATAACCATATTTCTTAGCGTTATAAGTAAATGCACGTAGATCAGCTGTTGTTTTTAAATCAGCAACATAATCTGGACCAAGAACATCTGCTTTACCTCTAAAAGGATATCCATTAAGAATATCAAATCCAGGTTGTTCAAATATAGAATCTCTAGTTAATTCTTGCCATATATCATTTTGTAGTAAAGCGTCAACAGTATACATAGCTTTATCATACATTTTTCTTGTAAACACAAATTGACCACTACCTATTTCGTCTACTTTTTCTTTGTATTTTTTAGTAACCTCTGATTGTACTTCAACAACGTGACAAAGTGTATCTAACTTTTCGGGTTCTAATGCAGCTAAATGTATTAACCTACCCATTTTAAATGCTCCACTATCTGACTTATAGTTAAGACTTCTAGCGTATTCTTTTGGTGAAGTTATCAAAGACTTAATAGCAGATGAGCTCAATGCATACTTACCTAGTTCACCATAGTAAAAACTATCATCGTACATTTTCTTTAATAAAGCAGGTTTATCCCACACTTTACCGTTTAATAGTTTGATTTTTTCTGCTCTTCCTTGTTTAGCACTAATGCTTTTAATTTCATCAACACTAACCCAACAACTATTATCGCCGTGGAAAGAACCGTTAAGACTAATATGTAAAGCGTGTAACTCTTCTTCTGTTTTAAACTCAAAAGACTCATCTTTAATTATAACTTTAAGTCCTTGTTTTGCCCATTCTTTAAATCCTACTTTTGGAGTTGTAAATGTTACGTGTTTCCAAGTTGGTTTTTTTGTTACTGTTATCATAATTACTTATCTTTTACAAATGTTCCATTAACCATACTTCCAGTTCTAGAAGCGATTTGGCCATACGCGTGCTTAATACAATGCTCAATATCAAAACCGCCCATACTGGCAAGATTGGTAAGTACCACAACGGCATCACCAATAGCGTCAACAAACTCCTCTTCGTTGTCTTTAAGAATAGCTTCCGATAATTCTCCTGTTTCTTCATATAGTTTTATTAATTGGGTTTTAACGTCGCCTTTATCATATATACCACGTTCTTTAGCCCAGTTTCTAATCAATTTAAACTCAGTCATTATTATTTAATTTATCGTTATACAAATGTAAGTTATGTGCGTGGTGATAATACCACCCGACTTGGATATTTAATTCTTGTGCTACTTTTTGTTGTAACATAGAAAACTGATATTGATCATTGCAAAATCCATACCATAAATCATTTGATCTCATATATACTGACATACATAGTTTATTATCTATAATAGTAAACTGTACAGCATAAGTACAAGGTGTATCGTGTTTATAGTCATCTATTTCTTTACCATCGTAAATACTTATTGTTGCCTGTCTTGTTGTTTTATCTTTTCTAAGTATATCTATTACCTTATCTAACTGACCTTCTCTAGACCATTGCCAGCCATAATTAGAGTTGACTGTACCATCTTCTCTTGCCATACATTTCCATATTGCAGGTACTTTACCATATATATCACCTAATTTTTCTATATTATTATCAGCTGATAAATACCATTGCCACTCAGCATTAGCATATACCTCACTCCATTTTCTATAGTTAGTATCTATTCTATTATTTACTGGGTCTTCTATATAAAAACCAACATTAAATAAAGCTTTAGTATTATTAAAGTCAATACCGTTTTGTTGTATATCTTCGTAAAGATACTCGAAAGCTTGTTGTGCGTTTTTAAATTCCATGTTAATAATCTTTTAACAAATATAATAAAAATTATTTAAAGTCTTTTAAATCTCTCCAATCTCTATAAGAATTTATTGTTGATTTATCTATATCGTTATTGTCAAACTCAATTATACTTGTATTTTGTGAATTTTTTCTACCCCATTTTTTGTCAGTAGCAGCAAAAGATTTACATTGATAATCTTGTGATAATAAATAGGATTGTAATTCTGTTGCAAATCTAGTAACACCGCAACCTTCTATTCCTCTACCTAATAAAATTGCTATATTCATTTTTCTGTATTGTAATTGTTTAAAGCTCCTAAGTAAGCTACTGCATCTAATAAATTATCTTCTTTGTGATTATAAGATTGTCTAGATAGTTTTAAAGCTACAAGACACATATACATATCTTGAGCAGTTAATTGTTTACCAATAGAACCTGATGCAATCATTGCTGCTCTTTCCATACCTTCACTAAAAGGTCCATACATACGTTCTTTCTCTTCCGAACGCTTGTTTATTATTTTATCTGCTTCTTTAAGAATGTTCATTTAGTATTATTTCTTCTAGTTCAACAAATAAATCCTCATCAAATATATCAATAATGCTAACATCACCTATTAAGATATCTTGTATATCTACATAAGCTGGACTACCTGGATGTCCACTACCGTCAGGGTATCTCCATACTGTTGGCTCTTCAGGACTAAAGTCATAATCAACTGTAAGATCAACTTCTTTAAAATTAATTAGTGTTGTATTCATTTATATAATTTTTGTAAATATAAACAATTTATTTACAATTAACTACATAAAGGATAAAAAAATTAGTATAATTAAAATACCAATAAAACCTAATTGTGCAAGATCTACTTTCATTTCTCTCTAAATTGTACAGCACACACTGCTAATCGTTGTTCTGTGTTTTTATATTCTTTTATCATAATAGGATTAGCCATACATCTTGTCATGAACTCTTTCCTATTCTCATTTGTTTTTGGAGTTGGTATTGGCATTGTATTCAAATTTAAGTTTCTCTAAATATATAGTAGCATCCATCAGCTCTTCTTGTAAATGTATAATCCATTCTACAAAACTTAGATCATTACGGTCCATAGTAACACCGTATCTTTCTTTACCTTTTATTGCTCTAATATCGTATAACGTTTTTACATTCTCAACTATTTGATCTTTACTATTTTCTCTAGTATTATTAGAAGTCCATGCTCCGTCTTCTAACATCTCAAAGTATTTACTGATTATATCACCCATCGCCTCTTAATTTTCTTAATGATTCAACTGCTCTTAATTTATCTTTACGTTCAATTTTTAATTTACTTTCATATAATTTATTTTGGTTTTCAAGTAATTGTGTATACATATACATTTGGTTTACACAATCAACTAAACTTTTAGCTTCGTTATATTTTTTTGTATTTTTTTTATTAGCAGCTTTTTCCATTATACTAACCATAAAAGAAGTAATATAACTGTAATGTCCTAAGTACGTTTGTTTTTGAAATAGTGTCATAAGTATTTTTCGTAAATTTTCTTTAAATCTAATATAATTTGTTTTACACAAGTACTACATGAGCTTATTTTTTTTCTATCACTAAATACTCTATTGTAAATCTTTAAGAATTCAACTTGGTTCTTACGTGTTATTACACTAGCATTTCTGTCATACCAGTTATGTAAAAAATTAAATTCCCATTCTGATAAACATTTTGGTTTTTTATAAGGTAGAAGCTTATTTAATTCTTCTTTTCTTTTATCACAACCGCAATCTTCACCAGCTAACCACTTAACTGCTTTCTTAATACCAGTTGCTTTGGTTATTTTTTCTACTGTATCACCAACTCCTTTAGAGTCTTTGTTGTATTTCTTTTTCCAATCTTTATAAGCCTTGGTACGCTTATCTCCTTTAAATTCTTTCATAATCTCCATTTATATAATCATCATAATCTTCAGAGAAGTTTTCTCTTAAATCTATTTTACATTTTTTTAACGTATTAAATATACTAACCCAACTAATGCCGGTTTCTTTAGCTAATTTTCTAATACTCATATCGGTATCACGGTACAATCTAAATAATCTTTTATCGTACCAATGCCAACTATCAATATATTTATCTAAAGTTTCACAAAACTTATAATATGCCTCCTGCTCATCCATATTGCTAAAATGTTCTAACTGTATGTCATCTAAACTAACTTTAGTTATTTTGTTTTTAGCGTTATAAAATTGATAATATAAAGATCTTAATGTAAAAAATATATAGCCATTACTAACCTTACCATCTTTTATTATTTTTTCAGGAGTAGTATACTTATAAAGTGCAATATACATTTCTTGTACAATATCTTCAGCATAATCATATTCACCAAAAGAGTTTACAACTCTTATCCAATGTTTATGTTGTTTTGCTACTATGTTAAGCCAGTTATTCATTAGAAGTCTAAAAGTTCGTTTACGTTAGTATTGTTAGAGTGAAGTATATCAACACCTAGAAATTCAAATCCTACATTATTTCTAACCATTCTTAATCTAACAGGTTCTTCTATAGGTGTAGGTCTTCCACCTGTTTCTACTTCTTTTACTTTTCTTACATGTATATCTGAGTACATCCATTCCGTAGCATGTTGTGTATATCTATGAATAGTAAACACATCATCTGCTCTATTACCCCACTTGCCACCGCCTTCTACATCAGCCATACTTGGAGGTTGAGGTAAACCAGCATATTCATGATCTTTTGGGTGTACTCTTCTAAGTGCTTCTGTTACAGCATGAGTGTTTAACCATATAGAAACATTATTGTTTTTACAAAATAACCTGAATTCACTTGCTACTTCATAATCATACTCGTGTGAGTTAATGCCGCGTAATAAATTTCTATCTTTATTTAAAGAATTGTAAGGGTCTATTAGTAAACCGTGATATTCAAAATCCTTTTTAACTTCTATAGCTTCATCTAATAATTTCTTATAAGTATAAGCATCTGACACATCTATAATTTTAAAATACTCGTTAACCCATTCAAGAGTTTCTTGTATTTCTTCATCTGTCATTTTAGAAATTGGTTTGCCGGTTTTAAATTCTATAATTTTCCTTGCAATACTTTGCGGAGTATTCTCAGCAGAAAATATAAGCCATTTTATTTTGTGTTTAATAGTATAAAGTAACATTGTGTAAATAATAACAGTTGTCTTACCAACATTAGCATGACCAATTATTATATTAAAATTACCTTGCTTAAATCTTATGTGCTCATCTATTTCTGTTACACCAATTTTAAGTCCTTCTTTTACTCGACCATATTTTATATCAAGTATATTTTCCTGTAGTTTGTCTATTTGTGCTAACATAAAAAAAAAGGGGAGCATAAACTCCCCATATATTAAAAGTCTAGTAAATCATCCATGTCCTTGTCACGTCCCGGGTTTTGTTCGGTATTAGTTACTTGCTCAACTCTTTCAGCCGTTACAATACTACCGTCATTCCAAACAACCTTGCCATTACCAATGTATGTTCTTACTTCTTTGGCTTCTCTTTCTTCTTTTGATTGAGAAATATACATACTTGCGTTTTGACCATATTGATTTGTCTCATCTCCAATTGCTACAACAGCATTTAGATATTTACCATCTTTAACTTTAGTTTTATCTATTTTACTTAGATCTAAACTTACACTTATTAATCCTGCCATTTAATTTATTTTTAAAAGTTCTTCTTTAACTGTTTTACTTAATTTATATTTACTTTGAATAGATTGAATTTTACCACCGTTTTTAATAAACTCAGTTGCTTTACTGAATTCTGGTGTATTTAAGTTCAACCATTTTTTATTATCTTTTACTTCATTTACAGTTGCATTAGCATCATCGTCTTCAGCTTGTAAAGCCAATAAAGATTGCAACGTATAACGTCTGTAATAGGTAATAGCGCTACCAAGTTTTTGCGGATCAGATATTTCAGGTAAAAACATAGAAGACTCTACGCTACCACCATCTGTGTCTATAATTACACTTTTAACTTGTCCATCTTGGATAGGTTGTAATAATACTAAGTTCTGTTTTTGCAACAAAGGTGTCAACTGCTTTAATAGCGAGTTAATATCAAAGTATTTAGAATTGTAAAAAGGATTAGTTACTTCTTTACTAATAGTACCAATCTCTTTCTGAACCTTTAGTATTTTATTATATATGTTCTTTTCCATTTTCAATAACTTCTAATTGTGCTCCATAAAATTCTACTTTCTTTTCAAGTCTTTCAACTTCACGCTCCAATGCTTTTATCCTAGCATTTTTAAGTCGTAATAAATCATCTGTATGTGTCATATTAAATTAATTTATACAAATATATAAAAACTTTTTAATAAAAAAAAACCGGCAATATAAAAATCACCGGCTTCTTAATAAACACAACAGAAATTACAGAGAAAAATCTTCAATTTTTTGTTTATAATAATCTAGTTTTTCAAGCAGATCATCGTTAGAAAACTTAACAATTTGTCTTGATGCTAAATGTAAAGAATCAGCTGTACCAGATCCATAGTCATTATCTAAATTTGTTCCAAATATATATTGTTCACCGTATCTAAATACATTACAAGCTGAACATTGTACTTGGCAATTAGTATCATCCCAACGAGTTGCATAATGTTTACGGCTCATGAAATGTCCACACTGTAATTTTTTCCAATGATCTTTTTTTCCACATGTATAACACTCGGTAGTCCCATGTGCATCAGCGTAGCGTAGTCGTATGTATTGGCTAAATGCATTATCTAATTTTTTTACTATATTTTTTCTTGATGGCTTTTTCACCTAACATTGGTTGATTAATAACATATCACCTAAATCTCTATCTAAATTTTTTATAGCTCTATATATAATTCTAGACTTCTTTTTAGTTTCATTCCTATCAGTCTTAGTAGAGTCACTACCTAAATTAGTATACATTATAGCATCTAATTCTAATAGCCTATCTATTTTATCTTTGTCTGATATTGTTTTGTAGTTTAAAATTTTATTAACCATATATTCTGTCATTTTAGTAAATATAATAAATTAGAATTAAAAAGAAAAAAGAAAAAGGGTAAAAAGAAAAAAGAAAAAAGCCAAGCAAAAAAGAAAAATTTAAATACCTGATCCAACAGCCGTCCATCTTTATTAGGTTGCTGAAGTATGTTGTAAAAGTATATAAAAATGTTTTTGTCAAGACAGAAAGTTATTAACTACTTTTTTTACCTTTCTCCCAAGTTCTACCAACGAAGTACGCTCCGTACACTGTAACCAATAATGTTTGAAATATTGGTACGTACTCTTTTTGAATTTCAAATCCTCCAATGTTACCGTCGGTAAAAGAAAGAATTGTAAAAATTCCTGTAAGAAACACCATAATAAGTGGCCTAATGTTTTTCGAAAGAAAACTATCACTTTGCATATCGTACTTCCATCTCTCTGTGACTTGTTCTTGTGCATCTTTATCGGCTTTTTCTAATAGTTCCTGTATGCTTCTCTTTGCTTCTAAGCGCTCTTCGTCTGTTGTAGTAAGATTATCTATTACGTTACCAATATCTTTTACTAGAGTGCCTGAGATTAATTGTAGTAGCTTTTTCATTAGTATGTCCAAATAACGTTTTTGTCCTTATCTTTATCTATGTCAACGTGTATAAATGTTTTTGAAATGCCAATCCTATTAAAACCAATATCTTGTAAACACCATAAAAGTTCATGTCTATCTCTTGAATTATTACATGCAATATCAATGGCTAAACCTTTTAAATGGCTTGAATTAGATTTACCACCAACCTTAGCATTATGTGCTTCTGTTCTATAACCAGAATTTATGTGAATAGGTTTATCAAATTTATCTCTAACAAGATCAATCATTTCTAATAACTTAGAATCCATTAATTGACCGCTTCCTTGTATGTCAGGACTATCGAATTCAAAGTAGTTAAAGTGTTTCATAATCTATCTATCACTTGTTGTATTTCGTTTACATTAACATCTAATTTGAAACTTAAATCAGCAGACCATTGTTTAACGGGTTTATTGTTTTTATATATAACAATAACAGGTACGTACTGTATTTGACTTTTTAAATCTTTATTTTGTCTTTCTAACAACCCATATTTAACATTACAACCTATAAGACCATCTAGATCTACATCGTGATGTTTATTCCAAGCTGTATTTATTTGCAATACTGTTACATTTGGTGTATTTACCTCTGCTAAAGAATCAGGGGTAAAAAGTAAAAACAATAAAAGTATTAAAAGTCTCATCTCAATTCATACAAGCGTTGCTCTATTATTTCAAGTTTTTCAAAGTTTTTTTCTATCAGCTCTCTATTGTTCATAATCTCACTACGTATAGCATTGTCTTTCAAGTCATACTCTTGTCTTGATATAACAGGTTCAGGTAACATCATAGCTTCGTCTATCTGACCTTTTAAGCTAAAATAAAACGCTGTAACTGTGCTTATGCCCACAGCAAGAGATACAATAGTTTCTATTGACATACTAAATTTAGTGTCTTTTGAGAGTTCTTTACTCATTCCAAAGCCTTTTTTATTCTGTTTCTGCCGATTCGTTTTGTAGTTCTTGTTGAGCTAAATACTCTGCTTGTTCAGCTTGTAACTCAGCTAACAATTCGTCTGTCCACACACCAGTAGCATAAGGTTGTAACTCTGCTGGCAAGCCCTCAATTCCTACGCTAATTTCGTAAGTGTCTCGGCTGTAGTTGCTTGCTAGAACCACACCACCCTCTTTGACTTCTGTTAAATGTCGTACTTGTAGGGTTTTAAAATCTCCTACAAATTCCACTTTGTCAATTTTTGTTGCTTTGCTTAATTCCATTGTTATTTATTTATGAATTTGTTTTATATATAATATGTCCGTATAGTTTTGCTACTTGGGGTGATGTAGTACCGTCACCATAAGTGAAAGTATCTGGGTGCATTGAACCTCCAATAGAAGACTGTTGACCAATTGAATCGGTTACCTTTGTAAATCCTACTTTTTGAGAAGTAAAAATCCCCGTCCCACCTAAATTGCCATTTAAGCCTGCCATATATGAGCCATCTAAACTTCCAGCGTTCCAGCTACCTTTTACATCCAGCATATTTCTTGGTGTGAATGGTAAGTTGTCTAAGTATATTGTACCACCTGACGGCCAATTAGTTGTCCCAAAGCCAAACTCCAAGTTTATGCTTATTGTAACGATATCGCCAATTTTAGTATACTTTGAAGCGTTTATCCAATAACTTGCATCGCTTTGTCCTATTGTGCCCAAATTAGATGGTGAGGTAAAGTGGTAAAACTCTGGGTTGTATGTCCCCTCTTCGTAGTCGTGTAAGTAATTTGCAGAAGTTGTAGAGGAAGTCCCTAGATAAATGCCTTCTCGCGCAATAATTCGTTTGTGCGCGTCGATATGGGTATCAACTGCGGCTACGTTACTATGACTCAAAGTTAACATATTGTTTTCTGTATATGAGCCAGGAGTAGCAAGATTAAACACCATTTTGTTATTTGTGTAGCCAGTGCCTTCTTCAAATGCTATATAAGCCTGCGGACCACCGCTTCCGCTTCTTAAAACCCTTATTTTGTTGTTTGTTGAACCGCTATCGGCTTCAAACGCCAACATATCATTTCCACCTATTACTGTTTTTACATTGCCAGATGTATTAGTCAATGTACCAGTCATTGTGTCGCCAGACTTAGATACCTTATCAGCTATACCTGTTGTATTCGTAGAAATATTACTTGTGTTGGTAGATATATTACTAGCGTTAGTTGCAATATCCGTATCGTTTGACGATATATTTGATGTGTTAGTAGATATGTTACTAGCATTTGTACTAATACCTGATGTGTTAGTTGCTATATTAGTAACATTAGTAGATATTCCAGATGCATTAGTTGATATACCACTTGCGTTTGTAGCAATATCAGTATCATTAGATGATATATTAGTTGCATTTGTGGATATATTTCCTGTGTTTGTAGAAATATCACTTGTATTAGTAGAGATATTACTTGTGTTTGTGGAAATATTATTTGTATTCGTAGTAATGTTACTTGTATTTGTAGCAATATTAGTTACGTTTGTGGCAACTCCAGACGTATTAGTAGCAATATTACTAGTATTCGTTGCTATGTCTGTATCGTTATTAGATATGTTATTAGCATTCGTTGTAATATCCCCTTCATTTGCCGTAACTCTTACGTCTAAAGCTGCAATGTCTGTGTCGTTACTGCTTATGTTAGATGTGTTTGTAGATATATTACTGGCATTCGTGGCGATATCAGTATCATTGCTAGATATGTTTGATGTATTCGTTGCAATGTTGGATGCGTTGGTTGCTATATCGGTATCGTTAGACGCAATGTTAGTTGCATTTGTACTTATATTGCCAGTATTGGTACTTACGTCACCTTGTAGGTTACTAATATCGGTATCATTACTACTTATGTTCGAAACATTAGTTGCTATGTTAGTTACATTTGTAGCTATCCCACTGGTATTAGTCGCTATATTCGATACGTTAGTTGCTATATCAGTATCATTACTTGATATATTACTAGCATTAGTACTAATGTTAGATGTGTTTGTACTAACATCTGTTTGTAAAGAAGATATGTCACTGTCGTTAGACGTTATATTTGCAGCATTCGTAGAAATATTACTAGCGTTAGTGCTTATATCACTCGCATTGGTATTTATAGATGTTTCTAAGGTACTTCCGTCAATATCTAATGTATTATTTAAAGCTGTTGTTGTTATACCATTAGAGCCAGTTATTTCAAACGTTTCACTATCTAAATCAACATCACCTGTACCACTATCTCCTTGAAAATCTAAATCCTGTGCTGTAACATGTGTATCAACATAATCTTTAACCGCCGCGCTTGTTGGCAGCGTAGTATCGTTATCATTGTTTCCAATTCCATCAGCCTCATCTACGAATTTAGTGACAGTTATATTTTCACTTGTATCTCTTAAAGAATCAAAAGAAACTGTACCTGTAGCAACAACACGACCATCAGTAGACACACTTACACCAGTACCATTGCCTAAGCCATCAGTTAGTTCAACTTGGCCTGTTATAGGGTTGTTATCATTTGTCTTGATTAACCCCTCGTAGGTATCTTTTATTTTTTTATCTGTTAAATTTGCCATATTTTTTTAAAATTAAGAGCACACTGAATTTATTACTTCTTGTATTGTTTGTTTATTGCTATTTACTCCCCAATAACTTACACAGTACATTTTTCCCCAATCGTTTGTTATTGTCATTTAAATATTTTTTTAATTTTATTATATTTTTATGTTTTGGTTTATACCTCATAATACCCATCCTTCGAAACTTGCATTTTTATCTGGATAAACATCTTCGTTGTTATTTGTATTGTATTCTGGATAAGTATCTTGGTTGAAACTCATATAAGAAATAAATCTATCAGTATAGTATTGAGCTAAGTTTCTTGACTTTTCAATTAAAAAATCTATCTCATCTTTAACAACTGTATCTGAATTTTCAGAACTATGTTTATAAACACCTTTATTAGCTATTGTATAACTTGCAAAAGGAAGATATTCTACCATAGCCCAATGTATAACCATTGGTTTTATATATGTATCAACTAAAGACAAATAATCCCCTGTCAAATCTTCATTTATAATATCATCACTTATCTTATCAAACAAATCACTACCAAGATAATTTTGTATGTGTATGTCTTGTGAAATTTTTATAAACTGAATAAATTTGTCAGTATCTACATTACCGTTTACAGCAGTGTATTTTACTAAATCGTTACGGGTTATAAATAGTGCTTGTGCCATTACTTTCTATAATTTGGGTGATGTCCATTGTTAGGCATATCTTTTGGTGCTTTACGTGCATCCTTATAACCTCTAGGCGTAGGTTTATATGTCTTAGGAATATCGTCAACCTCTTTGTAGTTTCTAATATCCTTTTTCATAGTTTTAGATTTTAATCTATAAAGAACTTCCTGCCAAACGTGTCCGCAGTTTACTCCGCCTTTAAATCTAAATAGATCATAAGCTTTTCCTTTGTGTCCAAAAGATTTATTTACACCTGCATTACTTGCCTTATCGATATCTTCTACTCTATATACTATTCCCCTTCCGCTTCTGCTCATCATGATACGGCAAAATTGTCTTGATTTGCCAGATGAGTATTTAGCATCGTATTGGTATCTTACTTTGTATAAAGATTTATCTAAATAACTAAAACCACTTTTCTTAGAATCAATACTTTTCTTCTCTAAGTTTTCTTGTTTTGAGTCTATCAAGTTATTAGCCCAAGTATCTATATCATCATTATCATCTGAGAATTCTCTTGAGTCAACTTCTTCCCAACGATTGGATATTGTTTCGCCACGTAAACCATCAAGAATAAGATCAAATTCTTCGTCTGTTAAATCTTCTTTAGATAACTCACAGCAATGTTTTTCTAAGTCGTGAGTTTCGCAGGGCATATAATATGTAACACCATCAAGCTTGTGTTCGTGATAACCTTTGCATCCCATTTCTTTAGCAACAGCTTCAGCTTCTTCTTTTGTCTCGTAAGCAGTTCTGCCATCTATTTCTTTAGACATTTTAACACCAGTCTCTTCTTCTCTTTGCTCTTCATTAACAATATCATCTGTTTCTGTAAATTCAAGCGGCTGTAATGTTCTAAAATATAAATTTAAAGAAATACCATTTACAGCAAGAATAGCATCAAAACAATCGGTTAGTAATTCTTGGTAAGGTTTTATTACGATATTATCAAATAATAAAGTAGCAGTCTTAATTTCTTCAGCATTATTACCAAGACCAGAGTTTCCATCTTTGACACCAATTAAAAGTGGTGATGTAATTCTATGTGAAATAACTAATTTTTTTACACATTCATTGGATAGATATTCGTAATGTTGTGGTGCGTCGTTTAAAGGTATATCCTCCACCGTGGTTTTAGATTCTGCATTGTTATTAAATGCTACAATTACTTTTTCTCCACGCGAACCAGTTAGCTTACCAAGTACATCGTCTTTTACTTGCATTTGCTTTTCTCTATCTGGTACACCATTATTAAAGTTAACTACCTTTGTACCTGAGAATCCGCATTGCACTTCATTAATTAAGTAGTCAGCAATTTCTTCTTCTAGTTCTGCATAAGCTAATCCACCTTGATAATCTACAGGTGCATAATAGTCATATCCAGACACGTATCTTTTAATCATCTTAATCTCTGACTCTTTGCCATTACCATAACCAAACGCTGGGATCCTTTTAGGTTGTTCTGAGGGCTTTATTTTACTCCAGTTATGGTGATAATAGTAAGCTTCAATTTGACCATCCTCGTTGCACTTTTCTGCTCTTAGAGTTTGTCTTGGAAAGTGTTCAGCTTTGTATACTTTTCCATTCTTATAAATGATTTGCATAGAACCTTCACCAAGTAACTTAAGATCTAACACAGTTTTTCTAACACAATCATTAGAAAAAATAGACTTCATTTGTGCGTATTGATTTGGTTTTTTAGATGAGTTAGTAGCATCTAATCCTTTACCATAAATCATATTAACAACACCATTAATAATAGCATTGTTTGTTGCTGACCCGTTATAGCGCTCTATGATATATTGATAATAATTGTTATCAGTACCATAGTTAACCCAATCTTTATTTTTATTTTCAGATATCTCGGGCCTATTATAAGACGCTAAGTTTAATATGTGTAAGTTACTCATATAATTATAAATTCATTATCGGATTTATGTTTAACATAATCCCCTTTGTTTACTGAAAAGCCACTTGCTGGATTATCCCAACTTTCGCTTAGTAGGTTCCATACAAAACCACTTGTATTCCATACAATATCAGAAAAAGCTTGATCAGTACAAAAGATTTTATCACTAAAAATAATATCTTCGTTCTTTTTTATTTTTAAAATATAAAAATTCTCGCTCTTTAAGTTAAATAAACCTGAGTGATTGTAAAAATACTTGTTCTCTGTAAAACTAGATACTGACTCAGAGTATACTTGTTTGTTTTCTGTTTCACTATCAATTGTTATATGATAAATATCTTGTGTAGATAGCGTATAATTGCTAGGAATAAAATCAAAGCTTTGTGCTAACGTACTTGTTGTTAAGACTATCATATTATAATAATAAAAAAAAGTTGTTTTTGTTATTTTCTTATATAATAAAAAAGGGGCAAAAAGCCCCTTAATTAATCAAGTAAATCAGTTATTAAAAATCAGATCCAGATGTGATAGTCAATGTAGTTGTACCTACAACCATACTTGAACCATCATTCGAATCTACATTAATAAAGTTAGCAGGCAAAGTTTCTTGACCAGAAAAAGTAAGTGTATACCCACTCAAATCGGCCATAGCAGCTCCAGTTACAATAGTTCCACCAGTTACTTCACTTCCGTGCTCACGTCCAACTAAAAAGTAATTATCATTGTAGTCTCTTACAATAATTTGAGGACGTCCGTAAGCTAACAATTTCACTTCTTTATTATCTGCAGCAGATAGTTTTTTAAGTGTTAAATTCAATGTTTGCTCAAAGTAAGTAGTACCATTTTCTCTAGAACTTGTGATTGCCTGTTCAAAAGACGAGTTGCCTTTTAATTCATATTTAAAAACAGTTTCGGCAGAAGTATCAAAATTGTCAACTGAATCATCAGCTGTAAGGTTGGCACCAGTGGCATTTAAATCTCCAAAATCACCGAAGTAAATTTCTTTAAGACCACCAACGCTATCCTTGCAAGGTTCAATTCTACCTTTAGTTAATGCACAAGCCATAGTTATTTTGTTTAAATAAAAAGGGCAGGCAGGATATTACCTAACCTACCCCTTTATGTTAGTTATTATTATGCTAAAGTTTGTAGTACCAAATCACTACCGATACCATACTGGACACCAGAAGTAAATCGCATTACTACACGAACATTTTGCGAACCATCAAGATCAGCCATGTCGATAACTTTAACCTCATTGTGGTCAGCCAATAAACCGGTACCGAAGTAAAGGTTAGAAGCTTCACCAGCTACGATGTGGTTAGCAGGCATTCCAGGTGCATGTTGGATTTTAATACCTTCAAAAGAAAGTGCATTACCCATATTGTACCATTGTTGACCTTTATCGTCAGTACCTGCAGCACCTTGTCCACCAGAAGCAAATCCACCAAGTGCACGTACATAAGCCTGAAGGGCTACAGTAGGTACGTAAAGTGTTAGATCTTCTTTTCCATAGACAGCAGAAGGAACTCCATCAACAACATTTCCAAGCAAGCTTACGATGTTTGAAGATGTATAAGAAGTTTCAGAACCATTAGCAGCGTCTACAACATCTCCATCAGCAGCCATAAGAACAGTGAATCCGTCAAATTCCCCAGCAGTAGCATTAACTCCACCCCAAATGTTTTGCTCAGTTTTTTCAGCTACTTTAGCTGCAACATGACCTAGCAAAAAGTCAGAGAAAGAAGGAGGTAGATTATCAAATGAAGAATACCCCATCTGAACAGCTTCCCAATCGTTACGGAAGTCTTTCTTACAAAGCTCTAAGTTTACTTGAAATTCTTCTGGTTGTAGAATTCTTTCAGTAAGTGTTAGCGCATTAGAAGTTTCAGTAAAGTCGCAAGTACCATCCGCAATGATATTGGTAGATGCAACCTTTTTTACTACTTCTTTAAATTTAACATTAGGCTTTACAGTGATAGCACCTTCAGCCAATGTCTTACCGCTTAGTAAAGCAGCAGAGATATATTTCCCTGCAAACTCACCAGCGTAAGTCGAAGTGATACTGGCAACTGAGCCAGTCAAATTTACATTGTGGTTACTCATTTTTATTTGTTTAAATTATTAAATACTCTATCAATCGTTGAAAATGCTCTTTTTTGTGAGAACAAATTCATCTTCTTTTCAACTGAAGCCTCTGGAGAATGTGATACTTTTTGTACCGGCTCTTCAGATAATTCAGTTTTTTCTTGTGCTGCAAGTTCTTCAGTAACAACGTTACCAAGTTCATCAGCATTCATTTCTTCTTTTGTGATCATAGCTTTAATCTCCTCAACCATTGATTTAATTTCAGCTAGTTCTTCTTTAGTAGCATATTCAGCTTCAACTTTTTCTTCTTCTTCTGCTTCTACTTCTTCTTCAGCAGCTTCTTCTTCAGCTCCACCTTCTTTGATCTCAGCAATCACGCCTTCTTCAGTTACTACTAAAACTTTACCATCTTCGAGTTCGTATTCACCAACTGGCACAGCGACCTTTTCGTCTTCTGTTACGATAAATACTTCTCCTCCAGCTTCAAAAGACTCTGCTTCCAAAACTGTTCCATTTTCAAGCTTCATTTGAGCAAGCTCAACATTTTCAGCTTCGGCTTCCATTCCTAGAAGCTCTTTTACTTGGTTTAACATATCATTCGCTTTCATTATATTATTTTTAAAAAGGGAAAACATTTCCTTGGTTTGACGTTGGTATTCTACCAACTTCTCTTGCAGCTCTATCATCAAAAGCATCAAATTGTGCTGGAAGATCCATCCCTAATTCTTTACTCATTCGACTAACTCTAATAAGCTCCATAGATATTTCTTTTCTTAAAGCTCTTGCTTGTTGTTGTCTTTTATCATTAGCAGCTTTTACTCTTTTAAAAGCCTGCTCTACTTTATCGGCATCTTTAACAGCATCATCAGCTAATTTTATTATTTGATTAACTTTTTTTCTTAAGTCATCTGATATAGCTAATTCTACTTTTTCAGTAGATAACTCAGTCTTTGGTAGTTTACTAAAAATCTTTCTTACCTGTGGTTCCATAATAATATAATAATTTAATTTTTATTTGTTATATTTTGCCTATACCTTGAGCTTGAATACTACCATCACAGCATTTACGTGAGTAAGTATTGTCTTTACATAGACAAGCTCGTTTATTTGTTTTAGGACTTGAATAAAATCTTTTAAATCTATCGTACATTTTTCTCATCTTCCTTGCCCTCTATATTTTTGTTTATATCCGTTTTGTCCTTTACTAGCATTCTTGCTATGTACACCAGGTCGTTTAGATCTACTTTCTGGCTTGTAACTATTTATAATCTTTTTTGCCATTAGTCTATAGGTACACAGTTAGGTACTTTACGTCCGTTTTTAATTTTAAAACCAATCATCTCATATCCCTCATAGCAAGGTTCTTTAAGATCAATTACACCAAGTTCTTTTAGTTTACTTTCAGACCAACGTTTACCAGCTTTACCACCCCAAAGTAAGTAGCTTATAGTACCGCATGCTTTAGTATCACCTTCGTCATAATATGTTTCTGCTCTTGACAAGTAACTATGCATACGTTTTATTGTTTGTACACTTATAGCTTTTCCTTGTGCTAATTGTTGTGCTCTTACTTTACCTACTTGTGTAGCACATTTATTATTGACCTTCTCATTTAATTCAAGGCCTCTCTTTGCATTGTTTTTTACACCAGATGGGTAATCACTATAAGACTCTAATTCCATCGTCTGGCCACTCTTATAACGTTTATCTTTTTTAATAATACCTTTAATAGTTGCAAGTAAGTATTCTGCTTCTTCGTTTTCTATCTCAGCAAGTTCGTCTTTTATTGATTTATCTTGCGGACGTTCTATTTTATCTGCAAAATAACCTTCGATTGAAAATCCTTTGATCTTACCAGCTTTTACTTCTTGCCAAACTTCTTCGTTGTTTACTTTCATAGACACCATCCAAGTTCCAACTGGAACGTCTAATCCATACTTACGTGACTTATCTTGTTTGTCATCCTCTACTAACCAAGACTCTACAACACTCATTCCTTGTAATGGAGTCTGATGTTCAAATGTAGAATTGTTTTGTTTACCACGCATTAAGAATAATTCACTAGCTTTCTTTACAGTATTCTTAGAAAAATATATATAGTATTCTTTGTCTTCGTTTTTTCTGTAAATAGGTTTATTAGGAATTAATGCCGGTCCCATTAGTATACGCTTTTCAGCATCCACTTCTGCTAACTTAAATTCTTGATTTTTTAAAGCAACAAAGTCTTCTTCTATTGCTGGATTTTCTACGACTGATATTGCGTCAATACCTGAATATTCATTCTCGTCGTCTATAAAAAGCTCTACGATGTCCATATTAATATAATAATAGTTTATTTAATTTGTTATCCAATTGATGCACCTTGTACAATATTACGGTCTAACTCTTGGGCTGTACTGATATCGTTTGATACTACAAATGCTTTTACTGGTTGTTGTTGCTGTCCTCCAATTGCTTCTGCTAATTGATTTGTTTCACTTGCTCCTACTATATTAAATGCTGGTGCTTGTGGTGTAGCTACTGCAGGTGCAGATGGTGTAGTTATACTTGGAATATTAAC